GCGCAAGTTCGTACCCGTTCCAGGCAGTGAGAACAGCACCCGCAAGCAGATGACCAGGGATGAATTTGAAGCCCTATCCGCTGCAGATCGGATGACGTTCATGCTGGCGGACGGGAAGCTGATCGAGTAAGGCAAAGCCCTCCTCGATAGGATTTATCTAATTTTTAAGGAGTGAAACATGAGCAACACACTTACCGGTTTGACCGGAATCATCTACAAAGCGCTTGACACAGTCTCGCGCGAGTTGGTCGGGTTCATCCCGGCAGTCCTGGCTGACTTCGACACTGCGGAACGCGCCGCGGTTGGTCAGTCAGTCAGTTTCCCGGTGGCTGGCGCGATCGCTGCCGGCGACACAACCCCGGCGGCTTATGGTCCGAACCCTTCAGACGTCAGCGCCCCGGCGAGCACCGTGACGATCAGCAAGAGCCGCACCGCACCGTTCTACCTGACCGGCGAAGAGTTAGTCGGGCTGGAGAACTCCGGCTCGAAGCAGATGCTGCTGCAGGGGATGTTCGCGCAGGCCATGCGCACGCTGGTGAACGAGATCGAAAGCGATCTGTTCCTTGCTGCGAAACAGAACGCCGCGCTGGCGTACGGCACCGCCGGGTCAGCGCCGTTTGCCACTGCAGCCGACATGACCGACCTGGCTGAGATCCAGAAGATCCTGGATGACAACGGCGCGCCTTCGACCGACCGCCACATGGTGCTGAGCAACGCTGCGGTCGCCAGCCTGCGCGCGAAGCAGGCGAACCTGATCAACAGCGGCACCGACTTGTTGAAGCGCGGAATCCTCACCGAGCTGGAAGGGATGTACATCCACCAGTCCGGGAAGATCGTCTCGCACACCAAAGGCACAGGTACTGGTTACCTGGTTGACCTGACCGCTGGTTATGCGATCGGTTCGACTGCGATCCATGTCGACACCGGCGCGAACACGATCGTGGCGGGTGATATCCTGACCAACACCAAGACCGCGCGCGACACCACGAAGTACGTGGTCAACACCGGTTTCGCTGGAGATGGCGACGGCGACATCGTGCTCGGCGCGAGCGGCTTGAAGGTCGCCTGGGTGAACAACGACCCGGTGGCAATTGGCAACAATTACACCGGCAACTTCGGGTTCCACCGCAATGCGATCTGGCTGGCTGCACGTCCTCCGGCCGTGCCTTCAGAGGGCGACCTGGCGGACGACGCGATGGTGATCGTCGATCCCGTGAGCGGTCTGCCGTTCGAGGTGCGCATCTACAAGCAGTACCGCCGCATCGCGTTCGATATGGCGATGGCCTGGGGCGTTGCCGCGGCGAATGGGAAGCACATCGCGACCCTGCTCGGGTAGTCGTTTATCGGTTGAAATGGGTGGGGGGTAACACCCCACCCATAGGAAATTACTCGCAATAAATCGCTCGGAGCGGACTATGGGAATCGTTCAAATCTTTTGTACGGCGAACCAGGTTATCGAGGACCTCAATCTACGTGGTTTCGATGATGCGACGCTGATGGACCGGATCAGGGAAGCCAGCGACACGATCCGGCGCAAGGGCGGGCTGTTTCTCCCGGTAACGGAGACGAGAAAATTTGGCGTACCCAGTGAGCGAGTGAATGATCCTTTCTTTGTGGATCACCTGCTGGCAGTGACTGGTCCGATCCTGAATGATGGGACGGTGGTATCTGGTTACTTTTTGAGACCTCTGAACAGGTGCTGGGAGAACGGCCCGTATATCCAGATCGAATGGGATGGCACGTGGGCTGATGAAGATGGAATTGAGATCCCGGGCAGGTGGGGCAAGTATGAGGAGTCAGTTGACCTGGGGTTGAGCATCACACAGGCGACGGCTACGGAAACCAGCCTGGTGGTGACGAACGGAAGCCAGATCAGCCCAGGGATGGTGGTGAAGATCGAGGATGAACAGGAATTCGTGACCGAGGGGATCGGGTCGAGGAAGAGCCCGGCAGCCACGGCGGCGACCAGCCTGGTGGACGGTTCGATCGATGAGAATGATGTGTCAATCACGGTGGATGATGGATCGGAGTTCCACGCGGGAGAGGTGATCCAGATCGACGTGGAGGACATGAAGATCCTCAAGGTCAACGGGAATATGCTGGCGGTGGAGCGCGGTTGGAACGGGACGCTGGCGGCGCTGCACGCGAATGATGAAGGGATCGGGGTTTACCGGACCTTCACGGTGGTGCGCGGGGTGAACGGCACGACTGCAGCAGCTCACACGGCAAAGGCGGTTGAGCAGTGCGTGGTGCCTGAGAGCGTGAATTATTTATGCCGGCAGATCGCCGCTTTGATGCGGATGAAGGCGTTGACCGGTTTCACCGGTGTGAGCGGCAACGCGGAAGGCGGCCAGGGGCGGTATTACAGTGAGTTCCCGCCCAACCAGATTAAGACGGTGCTGGCGCCGTTCAATGTGTGGGAGTCGTGATGGCGAAATACATCACTGACGCCGACCTGCAGGTGCAGATCATTGCGCCGGGGCTGGAAGAGCAGTTGCAACTGCTCGAGAAGATGCCGGCAGAGATGAACAAAGAGTTCATCACCGCTGTAAGGAAGGCGAACACTCTGGTGAAGGGCGCGGTGGTACCCAGGGTGAAGCGGTTCAGCGGGTCGACGGCAAATTCGATCAGGAGTTCGTTGAAAGTGCGCGGTATCGGGTCGGTGACCGGTACGACGGGGCCAGACCGCAAGCGTGCGCACATCTTCGGATTCAATCAATATGGCAGGGCACCAGGTGCGAAGATGCCCTGGTTGTATGACCTGCTGGAGTGGGTCAGCGAGAAATGGGGGGTGGATGGAGACGAAGCCAGGCAAGCGGCGTATCGGCTGGCACGGTCGATCCACTGGAACGGGATCAAGGGGACGCCGGTGATGGGACCGGTGATGGAAGAGAAGAAGACTTTCGTGGTAAGTATGTTGAAGGAAGCCACAGACAGGGTTGTCGAGAAGTTGAGGGTCAAGTGACAGTCATTCAGCACGGTGTGAAGTACTGGTTCAATGACATTTGCCGGCTGTGGGGAACGATCACAGACGATAAGGGAAAGCGGGTAGAGTCGTACCTGTTGGAGCGAGTGCCGGAGAGCGTAACGAAAGCGCCCTGCGCGATCTCGTTCCTGACGGGCGATATAGATGTGAGCGAGTCGCTGGGAGGCCCGTCGATGGTGGTGTACCGGGGAAAGACCGAGTTCCACCTGACGCTGGGGCTGAAGAGGAGTGATCTGCCGTACGTGATGAGTTTCCCGGACAAGATCATCCGGGCGGCGGCTGGGGCACTGACCCTGGGCGGGAAGGTGGTGAGCTTTAGGCTGGCGCAGCCGGGATCGATCCGGCTGGTGCAACTCACCTGGGGTGATGAGATCGAGCATTACGGGATCGAGGTCCCGTGGATCGTACAAGAAAATCAATCTGGAAAATATAGCGTGACAGCGTAGGAAAAGGAGCGTAAAAATGGCATTAGAGAGGGTGCAAGCAGGTAAGGAAACAACCAGGGGCAACGCTGTGGAAGCGGACACCATGATCCTGGGGACTGTGAAGTACGTGCCTGATGTGACGCCTGTGATTCCACAGGACAATATCGGGCTGAATGTGAACGGCTACCGGGCGGTGACCGGCGGAAAACTGGTGTCGAACACGCTGGATGTTGAGCGCGGGTATTTCCAGGTCCTGCCGCTGTTGTTCAGCCTGTTCCTGAAAGGGAATGTGGCGCCATCCGAGCAGACCGTCGGGCAGGGTGATTACCTGTGGAATTTCACGCCCGACCTGGACAGCACCAATGAACCGGATACAGCAACGCTGGAGTTCGGGGACGGGGAACAGGCGTTCGAGAATGAGTTCGTGATGGGTGAGAAGCTGACGATTAGCGGGACGGTTCCGCAGGATGGCAGCGACGCGCCGGTGAACCTGGCGTTGGACTTCTTCGCCAGGCAGAACTCGAAGACTTCATTCTCGGCCGGGCTGTCAAAGCCGACGGTGAGCGAGCTGAGCGGGTACCTGACCCGGTTGTTCGTGAATGATTCGTGGGCGACGGTTGGCACAACGGAGAAGACCAGCATTTTGCGGGCGTTCGACGTTGAGCTGGTGGGTGGGAAGTATCCACAGTTTCACGGCGGGCAGGTATTGACCTTCGATTCCTTCGGCGAGGGGAAGATCAGCGGGCTGTGCACCCTGACGCTGGATACCGGCGCGGCAGCGATCTCGCTGTATGATGCGATCGGGACGATGAAGGTCTTCCAGTTGTTGTTCGAGGGTCCGGCGATCGGAACGGGCGAGAAGCAGGCGCTGACGCTGCAGTTCAGCGGGGCAATCATGGAATCGAAGCCAGGGGACAGCAAGGAGAAGGAAACCAGCCTGACGACGGTATCCATCGAGTTCATGTATGACCCGACCGGCGACAAGATCCTGGTGCCGTTGGTGAGCACGAACGTGGCGGCCATTTAGGGCGTAGTAAACCCCCTTTTCTCAGTTGAGAATAATTGGGGATTGCTTCGCGAAGATCGCTCGCAATGACTAACGAGTATTTCTGTAGAAACGGAGACGAATGCAGATCAATATTCCAAAGATCGTGAAGAAGATCGATCTCGCGGGGTATGCACCGGAGTTTGGCGATGCGTGCCTGGAGGTGTGGGTGAACCCGCCGGTGCGGGTGCTGGACCGTCTGCGCATGGCAAAGCGTAAGATCTACGAGCTGAATATTCCGAAACGGGAACTCACGCCGGAGGAAAAATCCAACATCGAGGCGGTGATCCACGAAAGCTACGAGGAGCAGATGGCGGTGTACGCGGAGCTTCTCGGCCAGGGCAGCGATGAAACGCGGCTGGGGGTTGAGGATCTGAAGCAGATGGTGGACGGCACGGTGGATTCCGACCCGATGTTCTGGGGTTGGGTGCAGGCGCAGATTGTTGAGTTGATCAACGACCACCGGGGAACGGCAAAAAAAGGCTAGCGTCCGCCCTGCTGGAAATTGCCCGGACGGGGCGGACGAATGACGAGCGGTTGATCAGGATCATCCGGGCGCAGAAGATCAACCGGGTGGTGGGCGGGGCGGCTGTGATGCCCTGGGAGGTGGATGAACTACCGGATGAATGGATGGATGCGTTCACCGGCATAGCGGACGATCTTCCTGAGGTGACAGCGATGGTGCGGGCACAGGAACAGACGCGCGATGAGTGGTTGAGGAAGAACGATTACAGGAAATATGCGAGGCGGTAGTTCATCATGTCAGATTCTTTGATCAACATCATCATCAACACGGTGAAGCGGGGCGGCGGGGATAAAGAAGCGGTAAAAGGTATTCGAAAACTCAACGCCAATTTCAAAGAGCTAACCGGGATTAATCTTGGGGCTGCTTCTGCCATTGGGGTTGCCGGGATTGCTCTAAGAAAAATGTACGGTTATTCTAAAGAGGCTATCAAAGCTGCTTCAGATATGAGCGAGACTCAGTCCAAAGTCAATATGGTTTTCGATTCGTCTTCTGAAAAAGTCTTCGAGTTTGGTCGGACTGCGGCTGAATCGATGGGAATGAGCAATGAGGAAGCTCTGGCCGGTGCTTCTGTGTATGGGAATCTGTTCAGAGCGATGGGAATGGGACCAGAAGCAGCCGCTCAAATGTCGACCTCCCTGGTGAAGTTGTCCAGTGATCTGGCCTCATTCAACAACATGGATCCAACCGTAGTGATGGACAAACTGAGGGCAGGTATTTCTGGTGAATCAGAACCGCTGAAATCTCTCGGTGTAAATATCAATGAAGTCATTCTCAAGGAAAAAGCCAGAGAACTTGGATTATGGGATGGCGTGGGTGCATTAACTGCAGCAGAAAAGGCAAATGCATCATATGCGCTGATAATGGAGCAAACTTCCCTTGCGCAAGGCGATTTTTCAAGAACCAGTGGTGGATTAGCCAACCAGCAGAGGATTCTTAAGGCTCAATTACAGGATTTAGCAACCATACTCGGTGACAAGATCCTTCCGGCTCAAGAGGCAGTTGTAAAAGCCGAGAATGAGGTGGTTGCGGCTGTAATTGAACACGTCACCTGGAGGGATAGAGAAAAAGAATTCATCGAAAAACATAATTTAGTTTACGACCAACACTTAGGCTATATGCGGGATGGCATTCTTCTCACTGCTGAACAGGTTACCGAAATGAGGAAAGCAGACAGGGCAAATCAAGCCTGGACTGATAGTTTGAACGCACAAGCCAATGCCTGGTTTGTCTTGCATCCAGAACTAAAACAAGGCGCGGAGGAACTAGAAGCGCTGGCCAACGCTGGAGAAGATTACTATTCAAATTTTGAGAGTTTTGCACAAGAAGACGCAAAGTATAAAGAAAGTCTTGAGGAAGTTCGCGGGACAATCAGAGAGCTGACAGCGGAAAAAGTATCTCTTCTTGAAAAAGGATACGGGCCAGAGGGAGAGGTGGTCCGTGAGATCACCGAAAAACTTAACGAACAAGGGATTAAGGCTCAGGAACTTGCCGCGGCTCATGAGCTCGCCACGCAGCGCATAATCCTTGGTTATGTTCAACAACAGTTGGCCGTCGATGGTTTATCCCGGGATGAATCTCAGTTTTTGATTGACATGGGCGTGAAATGGGGGATCTACGGTGAAGATGTTCAAAAAGCCTATGAAGCCGCAATGACCTCGGTAGATAACTTCGTGAGAATGCAGGGCAATGTTAAAACTCAGCAAACCGTGTCCGTGGATATATTTTACAACAATCACGGAGCACCGAGTACTCGAATCCCTGCCTATCACATCGAGGAAGAACGGGCGGCTGGTGGCCCTGTGTCAGCATTTACACCTTACCTTGTCGGAGAGGCTGGTCCTGAATTATTTGTGCCGAACATAAGCGGCGAGATTGTACCAAACCATAAACTTAGTGGAAATACTGCGATCAATTTTAACATCAACGGGGCGGGCGATCCGATGTCAGTGGCAAATGAAGTGATGCGGCGACTGCGGCTGCAGATGGGAACGCGATGACGAACCCCGAGCAAATCAACCTGGTGATCAAGTTGAATGGCGTGGATGTGACGGCGTACTGCGACCTGTACCAGGAGCAACTGGAAATTTACAGCGCGCTGGACGCGGAGATGGACACGCTGAGGCTGACGCTGCAGGACGCGGACGAGGTGAATCCGCTGGAGTGGCAGGAGATCACGGTGGCAGACGGCGGGGTGCTGATCTTCGGCGGGTACGTGATGGACGTGGATAGGCACAAGGGGCAGAGCGCGGCCGGCAATGACTACACCCTGGGATGCTCAGATTATAGCATTTTGCTGGAGAAGGTCTTTGTGAAGGGCGAGTACGAGAACAAGACCGATGCGGAGATCATCAGTGAGATCTTCAGCGGGGCGGTGGAGCTGGCAGGTTTCGACGGCACCACGCACGTGGAGGAGATCGTGACGCTGCAGCGGGTGCGGTTCAACCGTCTGAGCGCGCGCGAGGTCATGGACTGGCTGTGTGAGTCCTCTGGCGGTCATTGGTACATGGATTACGTGAAAACGCTCCACTACTTCAAAAATGAGGAGTACTCCGCGCCGTTCGATGTATGTGAGGATCCGGCGGACTCGAGCCGGCAGACTGTGGAAGCTCCGAAGGTGGTGAAGAGCGGCGCTGGCGTGGTGAACCTGGTGGAAGTGGTGGGTGGGAATTATCTCTCCGAGGATCGGACGGAGGTATTTAGCGCAAGTGGTTTCACCAATTCGATCAGATTGTTGAACCGGACGAGAGCGCCATCGACGGGAACTGCGATCGTGGTGCGGCGAAATGACGGCGGGCCGACCACCAACCTGGTGGTGAACCCGAGCTTCGAGGTCAATATCACGAACGGGTGGACGCAGCAGGGGGATGGCACATTCAGCCAACAGACGCTCTCAGGGTATTCCGGGTCGAAAGTACTGAAGATCGTAGCGGGAACAGTACCGACATTGGTACAGTCAGTGCATAATCCGTCAGTATACGTAGAACGGGGTGGATCCATCACGGCGAGCTGCCTGGTGAAATGCGGCACAATCGGGAAGGCTGGAGTGAGGATTTGCAAAGATTCCAATCCTCCACTGGATGTGTATGATTTCAACCGCAAGGCAAATATGATCGAACGGGTGAGTGTGACGTACACGAACAACGGTCCATCGGCTATCTATGTGAATATACAGTTGACCAATGAAGGGAATGATAGCACGCTTGAGGCGTTCTTCGACGCTGCGCAGTTCGAGAAGAAGACCTGGCCGACGGCGTACTGCGATGGCAGCCTGGGTGACGGGTACGCGTGGACGGGGACGGAACACAATTCGACTTCCACGCGGGAGGATATTCCGGTATGGACTCCGCTGACGGTGAAGACAGGGTACATCGACACGCTGCAGGGTTTGGATGCGGTGCTGCATTATTTCTCCGAGGCGCGTTTGGAGCAGTTGAGAAGTTTCCCGGGGCTCGCGTCGGCTGTGGAGGTGGACGGGCGGTACGAGATCCCGGTGCGCACGCGTGTGAGAAACCAGGCGAGCCATGACTACTACGGCAAGTGGCTGGAGGGAATCATCAGCGCGCCAGAGATCGCTGACAAGGTAGTTGCGAAAATGCGGGGGCGGGCAGAATTGCTGCTGAATTCGTACGCGAACCCGGCGATCACGTACACGGTACTGGAGCCGGGGCTGCGCGCGGGGCAGAGGCAGGGTGTGAACTTTCCGTCGATGGGTGTGGATGATACTTTCCTGATCCAGCGGGTGACGACGAAGATCCGCGCGGGCGGGTTCGTGACGGTGGGTGCCGAACTGGGGGCGGTGGATCAGAACCTGGTGGGGCTGTTGCTGGCATTGAAGCGGGCGAGCACGCCGGTGATCGAATGGGATGAAAATGAGGTGTTGGATGAGCTGCTGGATACATCCGAGGACCTGCAGGTGGTGGAAGGGACGCCGGCTGTGAGCGGTCACAGCGGGAATTATGAGTGGGACGATGGGAGTTTGTATGATTACGCAAAATGGGCGTAAATCAATGAAGTCCCTGCTGCGATTTTAAGCGGGCGTAGCACGCTACGCCCCTACACGGGCGGGTTGCGGACCCGTCCCTACGGAAGGATCTGAATGTGGAAACAAATGAGATTAAATTGACTGGAAATAGCACGCTGCGGGTGATCGAGCGAGGGGTGATCCGATACTGGATGGAAAAGAAGTCCCTGCTCGTTCCGCTAGAACCGCGGATCTCGCG